TTTGGGAGATGTGGCATCACCTGAACTGTGCGGGATGGAAGCTGGTGTGTGGCCCCGATCATCGGAGACATGCCTTCGCGATAGCTGACGAAGTCAGAGCGTGGTACCGGCCGTAGGCTTCGCTACGCTGGATGAGGGCTCGAAGGCCCAAAGACGAAGCAACGCAGGCAACGGTTATCATGTCCCGATCCCCAGCGCGGCGAAGTTGCCTTCCTCGTACACCTTCTCGACATAGGCGGCCACGGGCACCTTGACGATGGCCTTGGCCGTGGCGTCCTCGGCGTCGGCGTAGCGGACCCAGAGGTACTCCCAGCCCTTCTTGGACGCCACGGTGATCTCGCCGACGGTGATGCCTGTGCGGTTCGGGCTGGCGCCAAAGCGGAAGGTGATCTCCCAGTCGTCGGGCCCGCGCTTGGAGCCGGCCGCCCCCAGGAACAGGCACTCCCCGGCCGCGCAGCCCTTGAAGGCGGCGTTATTGACCTTGCCGGTGAGGGCAAACAGCGTCCCCCGGTAGGCCGGCGTGACGAACGAGTCAGCCAGGTAGTGCGTCTCGGAGAACGAGTAGACCGGCACTGTGATGTCCACGCCCTCGACGTTGTCGTGGGTGACGCCGATGGCGCCCTTGAAGTCCGGGGCCGTCTTGCCCGGCGGGGCGTGGCTGGCCACCGTCTGGAGGCTCTGGGTGATGTGCTGGGTGCCCCCGCCGGTGTCGAAGCTGAAGCTCGACTCGCCGACCTCCGGCTCCTTATCCTCCGGCGCGACGTACCGGACGCGGCAGTCCCACTTGCCCGCCCCGGCGGCCGTGTCCACGAAGATCGGCTCCAGGGAGCAGTCGTCGCGGGCCAGGCCGTCGTACTCCGTGGGCGTGGAGTTCAGCAGCAGCGTCTTGGCCGTCAGATCGTCCGCCGTGCCGTCCAGGACGTAGTGCATCGTCACCGACGGCCGCTCGCCGGTCGTCCACTCGCGCGAGTCGATCTTTTCAGTCAACGTGGGCATGGTCTAGGTGAAGCTGATCTCGTCCGCGTCCCGCAGGGGACGGGTGTTGCGTTCGATCTTGTCGATGCCGTTGGCCATGCGGTCGGTGACGCCACCGGCCTGGAGGCCCAGGACGTTGGCGGCGACGAAGGTGCCTTGGGTGCCGATCTTCGCCGCCTGGCCGGCCAGCAGGTCGCCGAGGCCGGCCAAGGCGCGGTTGGCCTTGGCGATGATGTCGTCGGGCTCCTCCAGCTTGCCGGGGCCTCCCTCGGCATCCTTGGCCTGGCGTTTCTTGCGGGCGGCTTCGATCGCTTCCTGCCACTCGCGCCGCGCCTTCGCCAGGTCGGTTTCGTTGTCGGCCATGCGGCGCCCATACTCGGCGTCCAGCTCCTGGTGCTTGGCGAGGTTCTGCCGGCCGATATCGGCCATGGTCGCTTCATGCAGCGCCTCGGACTGCTCGCGCTTGCGCTGGCGCTCGGCCTCCCGGCGGGCCAGCTCGCGCTGCTCCTCCCCCTCGATCCGGGCGATGGCCGCTTCCTTCTGCCGGTCGATCTCGGCGTAGGTGGCAGCCCGCGACTCGGCCGTCGAGCTGTCGAACAGGCCCTTGATCCACGTCCAGGCCTTCTTCGCCCACCCCTTCATCCGCTCCCAGGTGCGGGCGAAGAAGCTGGTGAACTTCGTCCACGCCTTGCCCAGGAACGCGACCGTCTCGATCCAGCCGACCTCCAGGGCGTGCCAGATGACCTCCACGATGGCCAGCAGGCCGTGCCAGGCGTCGTAGCCGATCTTGATGAAAAAGTTGCGGAAGTTCAGCCAGGCCTTCTCCAGGAAGCCGATCCCGCGCGTCCACTCCATCTTGAGCGTCAGCCACAGGACCTTGGCCGCCAGGGAGATGTCTCCGGCGGCCAGGGCGTCGGCGATGCCCTGGTAGGCCGCTAAGGCGTCGTCCTTGAGGACACCGAACTTCTCGCCCAGCCAGGTCAGCGCCTTGCCGCCCGCGCCGGTGGCGTAGACGAGGTATGCCCCCAGCGCCGCCACGGCCGCGATGACCAGGCCGATGGGCGAGACGAGGAAGGCGATGACAGCGCCGAGCAGCTTGAAGACGGTCCCGACGCCGGTGACCACGGCAATGAGGGCGCCCAGGGCGCTGCCCAGGCCCGAGATGATCCCGCCCAGGGCCATCAGGGCAACGCCGGCGGCCAGCACGGCTATCGTTACCTGGAGGACGGTGACGATCAGCTCGCGGTTGGCCTTGATCCAGCCGGTGATCATGCCCGCGGCCCGACTGAGCCACTCGGCCATTTCCGAGATCGGCCCGGCCAGGGACTCGCCGATGCCGATGGCGACGCCCTCCACGGCCGACCACAGCCGCCGCAGGGCCCCGCCGATGCCGCTGTCCATCGTCTTGGCGGTCCGGGCCGCCGTGCCGTTGGCATTGTCGATGGCGTCGTTGAGCCGGTCGAAGCTCGCCGCCGTCAGCTTGATGCCGCCGGCCACCGCCCGCTTGCCGAACAGGTCGTTCATGATGCTCAGCCGGTCCGCCTTGGGCATGTCCCGGATCGACTTACCCAGGTTCCGCAGGACAGCCGAGACTTCCAGCATGTCCCCGCCGGCGTCGGTGGTGGCCACGCCCAGGGCCGCCAGCTTCGCCCGCACGTCCGGGTTGGCCAGTTGGAGCATGATGTTCTTGAGCGTGTTGCCCGCCATCGAGCCGCGAATGCTGAAGTTCGCCAGGGCGCCGAGGATCTTCGTCGTCTCCTCCAGCGTCAGGCCGTAGGCGTCGGCGACCGGAGCGGCGTATTTCATGGCCTCGCCCAGGTCCTCCAGCGTCTGGGCGGAGTTGTTGGCCGTGGCAGTCATCACATCGGCGACGCGGCCCATCTGGTCGGCCTCCAGGCCGAACGCCCGCAGGGCGCCGGCGGCGATATTGGCCGCGGTGGGCAGTTCCGTGCCCGTCGCCCTGGCCAGGGAGAGCACGGAGGCGATGGCCGCGTCGATCTGGCCCGGGTCGAACCCGGCCCGGCCCAGTTCGAGCATCGCCCCGGCCACCTGGGCGGCCGTGTAGGAAGTCGTCCGCCCCAGCAGCTTGGCCTTGGCGTTGAGCCGGTCGAACTCGTCGCCGGTGGCGCCGATGACGGCCTGCACCGCCCGCATCTGGTCGTCGAAGCCGGCAAACACGCGGACCGACAGCGCGATCGGCGCCGCCAGGGCCGCCCCCAACCCGGCCAACTTCCGGCCGAGGGCGCTAATGTGCTTGCCGAACGCCTTGAGCCGCCGCTCGGCCCGGCGAAGCCCGCGCACGAGCTTGCTGTCGTCGGCAAATAGCTCGACGAACGCCCGGCCGGCTCGGATGCCTTTCGCGCTGGGCATCTACTGCCCCTCCGGCCCGGGGTCGGGTAGGCACCACCAGCCTTCCGGGAGGACCACCGGGCTCTCGGACCGGACGCGCTGGCCTGCGACCTCAACGTAGATGTGGGCCTTCACCGGCTCGGCCAGCTGTACCGGTTCACCGGGCGGGATGAGCACGGTCCTTGTGCCGCCGCACCCGCTCAGCAAGGCGATCACGACGGCCGCGACAGCGATCAGCTTCCACAGCGGTGTCCGGCGCATTGGCCTTCTCCAGGAACAGTTCCAGCAGGGCCTTGACGATGATCTCGATGACCGGCCGGATCGCTTCAAGCAGACCCGCCATTGCCGGTCTCCGATTTCACCTTCGCCCGACTGGCGCTGTAGCCCAGCGTGGCCAGCACGGCGACCACGCCGCCGATGAGCTTGGCGATCCAGCTTTCCTCGGGCACGGCGTCCATCACGCCCGAGGCCAGCAGGAACCCCAGCAGCGTCGCCAGCAGGCTCAGCCAGAACTCCGTCGTCTTGTACCCAGGCTTCGTCTCGTTCACGGTTGCACTCCTTTGCCAGTGGTAAAGGCCTCTCGCAGGAGGCCGATGTTCTCGCGGTTCACCTCGATCATCTCGCTCGGTGACCGGCCGAACGGGTCGAAGTCACTCGGCCGGAAGGCCCGGCCCTTCTTCGGGTCGCGGTGGGCGTTGGCGGTGAGCGCCAACAGCACCGACATGCGGCCCCAGGCGTCCCGGCCGTGGCCTTCGGCCATCCAGAGAAGCTGCCGCAGCGTCAGGGGGCGGGGATCGACGCCGACGGCCCCGGCGACGAACCAGACATCGCGCCACGGATCGCTTCGTCGATGTCGATCCCTTCGATCCGCGTCTCGATGGCCTTGACCGCCGCGTCGATCATCCGCTCCTGGGTCTCGACGGCGCGGGCGCGATCGCTCCGCCCGCGGCTCCGGAAAAAACCGACGAGTTCCTCGTAGAAGGCCTTCTGCGCCGCCAGCAGCGTGGCGCCGTCGAAGCTCGCCCGTACGTCCTCGGCCGTGACCTTGTGGGTCTCGAACTGCTCGGCCAGCAGCGCGCAGAGGACTTCGCCGAGCAGCAGTTCGTCTGTCCCCAAACGGGTCAGCAACGGCGGGTCGCCCGCTTCCGGCTGGAGCAGGTCCACGCCGAGCTTCTCCTTCACGGCCAGGGCCGTGCCGAGGTTCAGCGCGATCGTCCAGGTCCGCCCGGCCGCGTCAGTGAAGGTTTTCATTGGAGGCTCTCCGTTTGATTCGGCGTCCGCCGGTTGCAGGCGGCAGTTAGGCACTCTACAATCTCCTTGGCGGCCTGCATGGCGATCGGCTTCGGGGTGCACGGACAGGGAGTTGACCATGCGCAACGTGGACCAAGTGGTGCGAATTGCCTTCTCGTCGGTCGCATCGTTCGTATCAGCATCTCTTGGGTACGCTTACCATTCGCTCTGCCGCCATAACGCCGAGCACCTTGAAATGAAGCTTCCACAAGTCACTGAATGGGTATGTGTAGTGGCGCCGTGGGTCTTCCTGGTGCCATTGGCGGTTCTATGTGTCGGGTTAGTCTGGCGTCGGCGCAAACTCGTCGTCCTGTCCGCTGTCAACTCGGGTTGGTTGTTCGCAATCGCGTGGCCGCCTCTGTGCCTTTGGGCGTGGGCTGTAGCCCATGCGATTCTCTTCACGCCCATCCGATGAGCTAGGCCGCCACCTCGTGCCACTCCTCGAACCGGGCCAGCTTGGCCGTCACGTCGGCGACGATGGCCTCCTCCAGCGCCTCGGAGCGGCTGAAGTTGGTGATCGAGAAGTCGCCGAGCGGGCCCTGGGCGCCGGTGATCGTCCGCTTCTGGTCCAGCACGGCCAGGGCGACTGTGGCGGCGGTCAGGAAGGCCGTCTTGATGGCCTCGAAGACGGCGTCGCCCGGCTTCCAGACCATCTGGAACTCGACGGTGCACTCCCGCAGCGTCGGGGCGGTGGCCCGCCAGCCGGAGTTACCGCGGGTGGTGATGTCGGCCTCGCCGGCCTCCAGCGAGAGCGTTACATCGCGGACGTTGTCCACCTCGGTCATGAGGCTCGGGTCGGTCTCGCCGGCCGTGCCCTGGTAGAGCCCGGCGTTCATCCCGAGTACGTAGGTCGTAGGCATTGTCTAGCCTCCATGCCGCGGCGTAGTCCCAGCGGGACGAAGCCGGGCCTGCGTCTCTACTTCACACTGCCCCGCCACATGGCGGGCAGCTTGGGTTTCTCCTGCTCGAAGGCCGGGCCCATGTAGGGCCGAGCCGCTATCCGAATCCGCCGCTTCCTTCGCTGGCGCCGCAGGCCCTCGACGACAGTGGACGTGCCGCCGTACTCCAGCGCGGCCGGCGCGTCGCCGACTTTCTGATTCAGCCGCATCGGGCCGATGACCACGCTGCGGCGGCCGCGGTCGTAGCCGAATAAGATGAACCGCTTCAGCAGGCCGGTATGCGAGCTCGGCGGCTCGCCCGGGGCGCTGGTCCGCTTCCGCGTGCGGATGCTGTGCCTGGCGGCCGTGCGGACGAACGCGCCGAAGCGGCTCAGCACCCGCCGGGCGGCCGAGTCGGTCTTTCTCCGGACCTTGTCACGGTCGAAGAACATCTGCTTGGTCACCATGCCGATCATGCCGCTATCACCCGCAAGGTCAGCGTGAGGACGGACGTGAACTGCCTCAACTCGGCCAGGTGCTCCTGGGAGTAGATGGGGACGTTCTCCGTCCGAACCCATGCGGCGTTGCCGAACTGCCTGGTTGCCCGGACGAACTCGGCGATCTCCTGGACCAAGCCCATCAGGGCGTCGATCTCCGCGTTGTCGGCCCCAGCCAGCTTCTTCTGCACACCGATGTCTATCTGCACGTCGCTTTGGGCTAGCCCCCGCCCCGCCGTGGAGATCTCCACGCCCTTGGGCACCACCGTCACGTGCGGGTCCTTCATGTCCTTCAGGTCGAAGGCCGCCCGGTACGCGCGGACGGCCGTGAACGGCGGGCTGAAGGTGTGGCCGTTGAGGGCGGTCAGGAGGGCCTCGGCGATGTCCGCAATCGTGCTCATGCCTTCTCGATGTGCTCCTGGACCCAGCCGACCATCGTCATGACGTTGGCCAGTGAGTCGTGGGGGTTGAAGAACTCGTGCCCGGGCTCAGGGCCTTCGGCCCGCAGCGCCTCCAGCCACTCGGCGTAGGCGGGGCGCTGGGTGATGGCCGTCTTGCCGATCAGCCGCCGGTCGCAGTTCCGCCACAGCCACAAGTCGTCCTTGAGCGTGGCCCGGTCGTCGCCCTCGATGGGCAAGAGTTTCCCGCCGGCGCGGTGGAAGACGGAGTAGTGGCGCTTTCGGGCGTTCTTCTGGAGCCAGGCGATTGTCTCGCGGAAGTTGTCGTACCCCTCGCGGACCACCACCAGCAGGTGGAAGTCGGGGTCCTTCGCCAGGAGCGCCTCCAGGCAGCGGAGGATGATTTCCGGCTCTTCCTTGTTGAACAGGCACCAGGAGCCGTGGACGTACCCCCCGACGGGCGGGGCGGGCGCGTCGTACCGACGCACAGACCGGAACTCCGGCCTCAGGTCGATGTCGGGGTTGGCCAGGCCGTCGTTGGCGTCCGCCAGGGCCTTGTTCTTCCGCGCCACCAGCGGGTCGTCGAAGAAGTGGTAGCCGCACAGGAACGGCTTGCCCGCCTGCCACAGCCGGTACTCCGGGCTGAACGGCTGGAAGGACGAGTGAAACGCGATGTAGCCGATCCTGGTTGCCACTTACCTTGCTCCTGCCAGGGCGATCCTGGGCATGAACCGCCGCTTCCTGTGAGCCGGCAGCCGGGGAGGATGGACCGTCGGGGTCGGCACCGAGCCGCTGCCTTGCTTGACGAACGTGTACTCCGGCCGCTGGGGGAAGACGTGCAGGCCGTTCCAGCAGCCGTAGATGGCCCCGTTGTCCACCAGCGTCATGGGCGCCCGGAGGTACAGTTCCACCTTCCCGCCGAGGTAGAAGTACTTGCCGCTGCCGGGGGTGAAGACGGGGTTGTTAGTCTGCCAGACGATCTGCTGGAACCCCGGCGGCGTGCCGCCGATCTTCTCGGCCGTGGCGGCGTCGAAGAAAAAGCCGCGCTGGAACCTGCCGTCGGCCAGGGTCCCGGCGTACAGGAAAACGTCCTTGCAGGCGTCGGAGCCCAGGCGCAGGTCGATGTCGGCGTAGCAGTACGTCACGTCCGGCTGGCAGAGCGTCCAGCCCACCTGCGTCGCCCCGCAATCGACGTACCCCGCCTCCACCAATAGGGTGAACTTCTCGCAGCAGTCGACGCTGGGGCCGTTGGCGCACGGCCGGGCCGCCCCTGCCTCGAAGATTACCATGGCCCCCGGCAGCAGGCACTTGGCCCTGGTGGGGTAGTCGTCCACGTCCACGCCGTAGGCGTCGGCCCAGTTGGCGCCCTCCCAGTTGCCATTGGTCCGTCCGTTCCAGCGCCAGGTTGTCGTGGTGTTGTTCGCCATGCCCTACGCGAAGACCCGGTAGTTCACCTTCTCGCCGTCGGCTCCGACCTTGACGTAGACCTTGCTGGCGTCGTCGATGGGGATGAAGTAGCCCTCGAAGTTGCTGGGCAGGAGCGGCATCGTCTGCCCGGCCGAGTCGCCGATGAAGGCGGGCTTGGTGTTGGTGCCCAGGCCGGTGGCGGCGTCGATGGGCGCCCCCACCCAGACCATCCGGCAGGGCGTGGCGGTGGCGACCAGCTTCTCCGGCGTGGCCGCTGCGGCGACGGTCTTGGTGCCCCCGGCCAGGCCGGCGAAGCCGCCGGCCTCGGTCAGCACCGCGCCGGCGGCGCTGACCTCCACGTCCGCCGAGTTGATCCATCGCTTCGCCATGTCAGCCTCCGATCACGAGCTTCCAGATCGCCGCGACGGCCAGCGACGCCACTGAGCCGGCGATGATCCACAGCAGGCGCGACCGTGTAGCCTCGGCGGTCTCCAGACGGTCCAGCCGGAGTTGGATGCCCGGCTTGCTATTGCCGCGGACGGCCTCATCCAGCCGGTCGAGCTTGGCGTGGATGGCCGCGAACTCGCCCTTGCAGATTCGCTCGTACTGGTCGCTGCCGCACATCAGGGCTCTTCCTCGTCTACTTGCTTGGCGTGAATCCGCAGCACCTTGCCGTAGGGGTCGGCCGGGCGGTAATGCCCGGCGCCGCCCAGGTCCATCACCTCGAAGACCAGCACCTTTCCGCCGCTCGGCACGTCGATGCGGTCGCCCGGCTGGGGCTTCGCCGCCTGCCCGCCCAAGATCAGCGCGTTGGCCGAGACGATGAAGTCGGTGGCCTTAGCCTGCACCGTCGCGCCGGCGTCATCGGTGACCTCGTACGTCGTGCTGCCCAGCGTGGCGGCGACCTCCACCGACTCAGCGCCCCGGACGTAGCTGACCGTCCGGGCCATGTGGGCGACGCGCTGGTCGTCCAACCAGGAGGCGGCTTGTTCGAGCAGGTCCGCCAAGGACTACTGCTCCAGACGGACCCGGACGGCCGTGTCGTCGTCGCCGGCGGCCTTGACCGTCTTGCCCAGGTACTTGTTGGCGCCCGACTCGTCGTCGGTCTTGGCGACCTGGTCGGCCACGTCCCAGTACACCTTGGACCCGACCGCGATGGCCTCGCCGACCCCGGCCGTCTTGGGCACGTCGAAGACGCCCGCCACCGCCAGGGCCCCCAGGGCGTTGGCCGCGATGGGAGTCCGGGCCACGCCAATCAGGTCGGCCTGAACCACAACGTCGCCCGCGGCGACTGCCGAACCGGGCGTGTAGTCGATGCTGCTGCCGTCATGCACGAACGTTGCCGTTGCCATGTCTCAGTTCTCCTGATGTTGCCGGGCTGTCATAATCAAGCTTCGCCCTTGGACTTACAGCCGCCCTTGGGGTCCTGCAGGGCGACGCCGAAGTCGTGGTAGCCCCGCATCTGAACCCCGAGGACGTTGAAGTCCGCCTCGGCCGTCTCGATGGTCGGAGACTCCTGGCCGTTGAGGAACGCCACCTCGATCACCGGCAGGTCCGTCGGGTCGGCCAGCAGGTACCAGGCCTTCTCGCTGTTGCCGGTGTAGCTGGAATTGGAGAGGTACCGGCTCACCTCGGCCCGGAACTTGCCCTGGTGGGGGTTGGCGACCGGGTACTTGGTGCTGGCCGTGGTGTCGCGGATCTCCACGCTCTTGAAAAGCTGCGTGGCCATCGCCGACAGCGCCGTCGGCACCAGCATGACCTGCGGCATGATGCCGATGGGCTTGCCGTCGGAGTCGACCTGGTCCATGAAGGCCTTCTCGGCCTTGGACAGCCCGTCAATGCTGAGCACCGTGTCCGCGCCCGTCAGGTAGTTCTTATTGCCGGCGGTGAAGAACGACCCGTTGTTCAGGAAGATGGTCCAGAAGATGTCGTTGATCTTCAGGCCCGACCCCCGTCCCAGTTTCCGCGGCACGGTGGTGATGGCGCCGAGGTCGTCGTTGATGATGTCCCGCCGGTCGATGGCCAGCATCAGGCCGTAAGTGTCGGCCTTGTTGGTGTAGCTTTCCTCACCCAACGTCCCGTGCTTCAGCTCCCCACCGGGCGCCACGACCTCGTACTGGTCGCGCCCGATCAGCCGGTAGGACGTCACCGTCTTGAAGTCGCTGACGTTGCGGACGGCGCAGATGTTCCGCCAGACCCGCTCGACGCTGAAGAACCCCTCCAGCAGGAACTTGTTGGCCACGTTGGAGAGGATGCCGCCGATGTCGATGGTGCTGAAGCCGGCAGCCTGCACGTCCGGCCCGAACGCGAAGCGCAGGACCGCCCGGCTGTCGCGGAAGGTCCGGCCGTCATAGCCGTTGGCCCACGCCGCCTCCAGCAGCAGTTCCTGCAGGCCGATCCCGCCGCGGAAGCGCTTCGTCGCGGCCTCGACGGCCTGCTCGCCGTAGCCGCTGGCCAGATCATCGCCGCGCAGCCCGCCGGTGAGCATGCAGGCGGCTTCCAGGACCGTGCGGGTCATGGAGCTGTCGGGCACGTGGGCGGCCGGGGCCTTGGGCCGGTCGGCCCGCAGTACCTCCAGCTCGGTCCGCGTGGCGTCCCAGCCCTCCTCGATGGCCCTGGCCTCGATGTCGGGGTGCTTGCCGGCGCAGACCTTGCGGACCGCGCCGATCCGCTTGGCCTCCTCGGCGGCCGCCGCCCGCATCTCGGCGGCCGGATCAGCGGCGGCCGGGGCGTCCGGTCGCGATCCGTCGCGGCCGCCGCCTCCCTGCGCGCCCTCGGCCGCCGCCTCCACCTTGGCCGGCCCGGGCTTCTGCGGGGCCTCGGCGTGCCCCTCGTTCCCCTGCGGGATCGTGGTCTTCTCGTCGTCCTTGACGTCGGTGGTCATGGTCTTCTCCTTGCTGCGCTCGGCGGCGACCCGGGCGGAACTGCCCGAATCGGCGCCGCTGTCGACGAAGCTGATCTCCTTGAGCACGGCCTTCCGCACGACGTGCACGGGGCCGGTGAATTCCTGGCCGTTGACCTGCACCCGCCCGCCGGGCGGGACGAACTCGGCCTCGACCACCTGCGCGCCGATCGAGGCCTGCCACGGGAAGCCCTTGGCCCCGCTGCGGGCCACATCGCGGGCCCAGGAGGTGTCGCGACTGATCAGGCCCTCGGCCACCAGCCGGCCGCTCTCGATGGCGATCCGCCGGGTGTGGCCGACGCCCTGGCGGCGGTCGTGGTCGAGGCGGATGGGCAGGTTCTGGGTGGGGATCTCCAGGCCAGCCAGGTCAACCACGACCGGATGCGGGAAGCCCGCGATCCGCATCGTCCCGCCGGTGTAGGCGACCATGCTGAAGCTGGGCAGGTCCTCCCCCTGCCCGCCGGCCGCCTGGATGGTCGCCGCGGCGGTCATCCTCACGAACTGGGGCTGCTTCTCCGTCGACATCGCCCGGGCTCCTTCCCACTGTCGCTGGCACACGGCCCGGCGCTGCTCGGCGTCAGGGAACTCGCGAACCATCACGTCATCGCCCATGCAGCGCTGCACGAAGTTGTCGCGGGTCTCGCCTTGACGCTTCTCAGGCAGCGGCACGGTCCACCTCGCCTTCGGCCTCCTCGTCGTCCTCGGCCTCGCCGGGGGGCGGGGCCGCTTGGGCCTCGGTCAGGCCGAGCTCGGCCATGAGCTGCTTTTCCTTTGCCCGCTGGCGGATCTGCGCCTCCCAGTCCTTGCCCTGCTTGGCGTACTCATCCGCGAGGGTGGTCGTGTTGTTCTTGAGCCGCTTCTCCTGGGCGGTCGCCTCCTTCGCCGGGTCGACGTGCTCCATCCCGTCCCAGAACCACTGGTGGGGCAGCTCGCCCAGGCCGTGCAGGAACGCGAAGTCCCCCAGGAGCGCCGCCTCGGCCAGCCAGGCGGCGAGGACGCGGTCCATCACCATCTCGGCGAGGTGGGACTGCTCGACGCGGATACTCTTGAAGTATGTCTGGTGGTCCAGGCGCCCCGAGGCGTAGTTGTAGCCGCTGGAATTGCAGGCGGCGACGTTGAACGGCATGTTCAGACAGCGGGCGATCTCGTTGAGGATCTCCCGCTTGAACTCGCCGTACCCTGTCCCCGGCTGTTCGGCCTTGATCTGCCCGAGCTTCCAGCCGTCGGGCAGGACTGTGGCCATGCGTTTTTCCAGCTCGACGACGTCCATCGGCTCGACGGCCGCCGCCTCGCCGCTGGCCGGGGCGTCGGTGAACAGCACCGCCGCGAAGTCCGCGGCCGTCTCTGCAGCGCCCAGCACCGCCAGCGTGTAGCGGCGCAGCTGCGCGAACAGGGGCAGCGCCGGCGTGATCTCGGGGACGCCGCGATGCTGTCCCGGCCGGTCGGGGCGGAACCAGTGAACCATCGACTCGGCGGGGATCCGGTCGTACTTCAGGGCCGGCGCTCGCAGCCGGTCGCCGGGATGGGCCTTGAGCACGTGATAGGCCACGGGGTTGCCAAACGCGTCGAAGACGATGCCGTCCGCCTCGTTGGGCATCGGGGGGTAGGGGCGGGCGCTGGCGACCTGGTCGGCCTCGACCAGGCGTAGGTCCAGCTTGGCCGGGGTTTCGAGAGCGGGGTTGCTGGTCAGGACGGCGAACGCCTCGCCGTCGGTCCCCTTGGCCATCCGCATCGTCCGCAGCTTCCCGGCCAGGTCGACCGCGCGGGCCCACTCGGCGAAGGCGGCCTCCACGCGCCGGTTGGCCTCCGCGTCCTCGGTGAGCAACTGAAGCCGCGGGCCCGTGCCGATGCAGTCGTTGGCCAGCGTCAGGACGATCCCCTTGGCGTAGGAGTTGTTGGCGACCTCGTAGCGGGCCCGCTGTCGCAGCTTGCGCCGGACGTCGGGGGAATTGGCCGCGTCGGCCGACAGCGAATCCGCCATCGCCCAGTGGCGGGCGTTCTCCGTGGTGGTCTGGGCGGCGTCGTAGCGGGCCCGCAGGACCACACGCAGGGGCGGGCGGTGTCCGGCGTTGCCGCGGGAGGCGCGCCCCCTGGACTTGCCGAAGGGCCACATCAGACCGTTCCCCCCGGCGAGATCTTCGCCAGCTTGACGCCCAGGCCCTTGCCGCGGGCGGCCTGCTTGGAAGCGAGGTACTTGTCGGCGGCGATCTGGTCGTTGACGGAGTGCTGCTCCACGCTGCCGGAATCGCCCGAGGCCCGCTTGGGCCCGGAGGCGTTGTCGCGGATCGTGTTGTCGAGGTCTTCGGCCATGTCGCCTTCTGGGAGGGTGCCCTCCTATGGGTTACCTATGCCGTGGCGCGCGGAGCGGTCCGGCAAAGGCCGGAGATCTGCTCAGGCCCCCAAGATCGTTCCGCATCTAGAACCTGCGCAGCTGCCAGCCCGCGCGGACAGCCGTCAAGGAGCGTTGATCAGCGTGCGTAGACCGAGGACAATCCAGCGACCGGCGACCGTGCCGGGGGAGGAGGTGGCGACATGGCGGCGAAACGGTACACGGGACCCATCTTCATTCAGCCGGTCGAGTGGATCGACGCACAAATGGCCATGGCCGGCCGGAAAAGCGGGCCCCCAACATATCGGTCGGCGGTCGAGTACCTGTGTACTCCGTGCCAGGGGCACAAGCCTGAGGATCTGCTCAGAAGGTACGAGGAGATCTCGGCTAACACGACGAGGATCTGCCACGCTCCGGGGAAGGGGGAGATCCTGCAATCCATCTTTTGGCCGCTTCGCCACGCTCGATCTGCGTACGTCCTGGCGGACTACCTGGCAACGATAGCTCTGTGTGGGGTTGTCTGTGAGGTACTCACATTGCTCTTGTTCGAGATGCGCCCGGTCACGATTGGGGGAAAACGGATGTCAAAGAGCCGCGAACGGCGGATCTTCGGCAAGAAGGTACGAGACCTGTCCCAGAGCCGGCGCATCGACCTACTGCAGGGACTGGGAGCGATAGGCGCTGATGCAGCCCGAAGCTTCGGCCGCGTCCGCGAGCTTCGGAACAAGCACATCCATGACTACCTCTCTTCCCACGAGGAAGCACAGCAGGACGCAGTAGAGGTTTACCGCTTGACCAATTCCCTGATCGTGGAGGCCCTGGGGTGTGGGTTCACTACCGGGGCTTTCACGTATAGTCCGGATCTTTTCAACCTGCTGCTCCGCGAGGGTGTGCTGAAGGAATCTGACTTCGAGGACGTCGAGGAGGCTGATGCGGGGGCACAGAAGGACGATGGTCCAGAAGGGACTCGCCAGTCTCGTAGTCCCTGATCGTCATCCTCCCAGCACCGGTACCCATCATCGTCAGCCGCCCGCCGGCCGCTCGTACGTCGTCATTCGCCGCCCGCAATGTCGGCACTCGCGACGGCGTAGCAGACGCCCGCCCGACGCTGGGCGGGTGTAGAGCACGCGGAAGTGGGCGCAGCCGCACCGGGGGCACTCCAGCCCGCGCTTCTTCGTCAGACTCTCGGCTCGGCCTGCCTTGGTCATCGCCTGGTCCTTTGCAGCTCCGAGAGCTTGACCCGCTGCCGCACCGGCGCCGCCTTGGCGTCGGTGCCCGGTAGGACCGCGCCCTGGATGGAGGCGGCCACGGCGCAGCCGACCAGGCAGTCCAGCCAGTGGTTATCGGGGCCGCCGGCGCGGAGCTTCCATTCGTCCACCACCCGCCCCCGGGCCTCGGTCCGCACGCGGTACTCGGCGGTGAGGTGGTCGGCCAGGAGCTGGTTCTCGGCGGGCTTGCGGCCAAACAGCGACAGGCACCCCGGATCGCCCATGGCCACGGCCAGGCGGGCCTGGATGAAGCTCTTCCAGTGGTTCGTGTCGATCAGCACGTGGCGGACTTGGCGGCGGCCGGCGATGTTGGGGATGCGCCAGTGATGGCCGACGCGCTCGCCGCGCTTCCGCTTGTACTCGCTGAAGGGCACGCTGGAAGCCCCGACGTAGCGCCCGTGGCTAGGCATGACGATGGCAGAATGCCCGCTCTGGCGGCAGAACTGGTACACCACGTCCGTGCTCTGGCCCCAGTTGGCGTCGATCAGGCAGCGCTCGATCTGCAGCTCCGCGCCGTCGTCGCGCCGCCAGCGGCGTGGCAGGTATTCGCCGGTCAGCTTCTCCAGCCCGGCGTAGATCGAACCTTCCAAGCCCGTCCCGGGCGCTGCCCGGCCGAGGGTCTTCTGGACGTCCCGCAGCGTGAAGTACGCCCGCCGCTGGTCGGGATACGTGCCGTAATCGACCACGTAGCCGGTGAATTCGTCCTCCCAGGCGACCACGACGTGGAAGAGCAGCTTGGCTTGGACGTCGATGAACATCGTCAAGTGGCTGGCCCCGATTGGTATCTCGCCACGGGCGTAGCCGTTGACCTTGGCGGCGATCTGATCGGCGGTGAGCTGGTCGGGGTCGCCTTCATCCTCCGGCAGCGGTTCGTTCTGGTATTCCGCCCAGAAGGCCCGCTCGTCCTGGAGTTTGAGGTCCATCGCGTGCTGGATGGCCGACAGCTCGTCGGCGTTGTGCCGCTGCGGCCAGGCGACGGCAGCGCCGGCGTCCATCTCTTGGCGATGGGCGTGGTAGAACTCAGTGGCCTCGCGGCCGTCGCCGCCGTTGCGGAAGCTGTCGGCGCGGACCTGGGCGTAGCGCTGCCAAAGCTTCTCGTTGGTCGGGAACGCATACACGAGCTTCGTCCGCTCACCTTGCCAGGCGGGGTGTTTGTCGCGGTCGAGGATCTGGTCGGCCATGTCGCCGGGGCGGATCACCGTGCAGGGCATGATCCCCGAGATCTTCTCGCCGGGGCCGGCGAGGTTCAGGATCGCGCCGTTGAGGGTTTCCATCCGGGACCGGACCTGCTGGTCGCTACGGGCGGACTCATCGGTCTGCGGGTCGTCCAGGACCACTAGCGAGGGCCGCACCGCCCGGCCGTCGGCGCGCTTGAACTTCATGCCGCGGATACGGCTCTCGATGCCGGCGACGCGGATGATGGCGCCGGAGGCCTTGGAGTCAGGGATCGTCGGCAGGACGATCTCGTCGGCCGTCCAGACGATCCGGGTGTGCCGGCCGTTGCAGAGCTGGCCCTTGGCGCGGTTGTGAATCCGCTCCAGGGCGTGGATGGGGTAGACGGCCTCGGGGTAGTCCTCCAGCAACCGGTCGTTGGTCTCAAACTCGACCTTGATGCTCTCCAGCATGCTGCGGGCGTGCCCGGCGTCCGAGCCGATCAGACAGACGAACTCGCGGGCGCCGGTCAGCATCGCCCAGATGCAGGCCGTCTCGGCCAGCGTGGTCTTGCCGCTGCCGCGCGGCATGGCCATGGCGAACAGCCCGCCCCGCAGCACGGCCTGCTCGATCCTGGCAATGACCTTCAGGTGGTCGTCCGACCACGGCAGGCTGAAGGTCCGGGGGAAGTACGCCTCGCAGAAGAACCGGAAGCTCGTCTCCGCGCCGGCCTTCCGTTCGGGGTCGACCACCTCGGGGATCTCGCCGATGTCCCGGCCGATGGCCGACAGCTCCGCGTTGCGGGCCCGGGCGGCCTCCTTGACCGCCTCGTAGTCGGCAGGCTCCTTGGCGGGTGCGGGGTTGTGGCGCAGCCACGCCAGCCAGGCGGCGTAGCGCAGCAGGTCCACGCGCTTCTCGTCGCCGATGCGGTAGCCGGCGCGGTTGCGGTGCCGGCGGAGTTGGCGCTCGCTGATGACCTCGCCCAGCGGCGTGGAGTTGAGCATCCGCGTCAGCATCGACGGCCGCAAGCTGCGGGGGTCAATCGCCACCGGAGACCTCCCGAACGAGCCAGGCGGTGTAGTGGACGAGGTTGATCGTGCCGTCGGCGTTGGCCGGGGCGCCGGCGTCGATGTCCGCCCGGAGCATCGCCTCGGTGATCCGCCGGCCGCCGGCCGCCGAGAGCACCTTCGCGGCCTGGGCCACCGTCAGCGCCGTCAGGCTGGGCGCGGGGTCGCTCACGGGCAGCTCCTTCGGCCGCGGGGGCGTCGGATTCCGGCCAGAATCTTCGCCACATGCCGTAAGCATAGATGTGTGCGACAGTTACGGCCGAAAGATTCCGCCGCCGGGGGCCGGAATCCCCTTCCCATGTGCCGCCAGTCGAGCAAACATGTCACCAGAAGAATGGAATGCAAGCCATGAACCAGAAAGGACTTACGATGAAGAAGGCCAAGAGCAACACCGAGACGCACGAGTGGCTGACGGCCCGCGGCCGCGACGGCCGGCGCCGTATCGAGAAGCTGGGCTGGAAGCGATTGGCCCGCATCTACCTGGCCGCGAGGCCCGGCAGCGCCATCCGCAAGGCCATCAACGCCGAGGCCCGTCGGTGCGGCTACACGCCGCGGGTCATCCTCGCCCTCAACGCCGAATGAAAGGAGCGAACCGTGAGAATCACCAGCATCGAACTGGCGGGAAGCAGCAGGACCACGCTTCGTGACGGGACGCCGGGCCTGCCCCGGGCCTTCGCCAAGGTCAGCCGCACCACCGACGCCCAGTACATCGAGGTCACGATCCTCCGGCCTGGCGGCGAGCGGAAACACATGATCAGGACCGACTGCGAGGAAGACATCCGGTCGATGGCCGAGTGCTTGCAGAACCAGCTCGACGGCTACGACGGGACCAACAGCGAGATCGAGGAGTACGTCCGCGTGCTCCAGTACTTCGCCGACTGAAAGGAGACCATCGTGAACGAGATCGACATCGAAACCATGCTGTACGAGCTGCTCCAGGACGAGGAGGCCGCGCCGGAGGTCGCCAAGGTCAGAACCTTCGAAGAGGCCGGCGTGCTGACCAGCAACCGCGGGGTGGTGGTTCGGACCGACGACGGCAGCGAGTTCCAGGTCGCCATCGTCCAGAGCCGCTGAAGAAGGAGACGGACCATGAAGAGCAAGCGCAAGCGACCGGAGACGTACGAGGCCGAGCACGGCGGCAAGAAAGTCCGTGTGACGGTACCCGAGGCCATCGACGAGGGGAACCTCGCCGCGGCCCTCAAGGACAACCTCAGCCCGCAGGCCGTAGCGGCCATCGCCGCCTACCTGACGGCCGCGCGGGTCAAGAACCGCCAGGTGCAGCGCCAGATCGAGTGGTTCGCCGGCATGCTCGTAGACATGCTCGGCGTGGACGAGTTCAACCGCCTCGTTGACGAGGTGGGACTGTAAGGAACCGGCCCCATGGGCCCCAGAGCAAAGGAGCAAGTCATGAAGAAGGCAGATGTGAAGGTCGGCACCGTGTATTCCGCCAAGGTGAGCGGCAACATCGCCCCGGTCAGGATCGACCGGGAGAACCCCCGCGGCGGCTGGGACGGCACGAACCTGAAGACCAAGAAGGCCGTCCGCATCAAGTCCGCCCAGCGGCTGCGGGGCAGGGCCGCGACCTGGCCGGGCAAGCCAGCGGCCAAGTCCGCAGCCAAGCCCGCCGACGGCGCGGCCAAGACGGCCCCGACCGCCAAGAAGAAGCGCGGCGGCATCACCGAGGCCACGAAGGCCGACGCGGTCAACGCCGCCATGCAGGCCGTCGCCGCCGACAAGAAGAAGCGGGCCAGCGGGCTGGACGCCGCGGCGAAGGTCCTGGCCGAGGCCGGCAAGCCGATGAACACCAAGGAGATGGTCGAGCAGATGCTCGCCAAGGGTCTGTGGAAGACCAACGGCAAGACCCCGGCCGCCACGATCTACGCCGCCATCATCCGCGAGATCGCCACGAAGGGCGACCAGGCCCGCTTCCGCAAGGTCGGGCGGGGCAAGTTCGAGTTGGCCCGCTGAGAGCGCCATCAACCCGCCGCCTCCTCCACCCCGGTCGCCCCGGCCGGGGTGCTCTTCGGCAACTCCTCGGCCTCGGCCGCGATCCGCTCGGCCTTCTTGCCGGTGAACTCTTCCCAACGCTGGACGATCACGTCGCAGTACAGCGGGTCCAGTTCCACCAGAAACGCCCGCCGCCCCGTCTGCTCGCAGCCGATCAGCGTGCTGCCGCTGCCGCCGAACAGGTCCAGGACGTTCTCGCCCGGCAGCGAGCTGAACTGAATCGATCGGACGGCCAGTTCGACGGGCTTCTCGGTCAGGTGGACCATCGCCTGTGGGTTGACCTTCTTGACGTGCCACAGGTCCGTGGCGTTGTTGGGGCCGTAGAAATTGTGGCCTGCACCCTCCTTCCAGCCGTAGAAGGCCAGTTCGAAGCATCCCATCATGTCCTTGCGGGTCAGCACCGGGTGCTGTTTGTCCCAGACGATGCCCTGGCTGAAGTACAGGCCGGCCGCCTTGAGCGGCGCGGGGTAGTTGCCGAGGTTCGCGTAGCCGCCCCAAATGTAGAACGACCCGCCCGGCTTCAGGACGCGTGAGGCGTTGGCGAACCACGCCAGCAGCATCTCGTCGAAGTCCTCGGCTGAGACGAAGTCATTCTCCAGCGGCCGGTCCTTGGGGCGCATCTTCTTGCGCGCCTTCTTCGGATCGGTCACGCCGCGGGCTACGTCGAAGCCCTGGTGGTGCATCTTGCCCGAGAGATCGGGGTAGGAGCTGTTGCCGGCCGCGATGGCCGTGCTGCTGCGCGGCTCGACCCTCACGTTGTACGGCGGATCCATGTTGATCAGGTCGATGGTCGCCCCGGCCAGTAGCCGGTCGACGTCGGCCTGGCTGCCGCTGTCACCGCACATCAGCCGGTGCTCGCCCAGCAGCCAGATGTCGCCGCGCCGGGTGACCGCCTCGTCGGGCGGTTCGGGAACGGAATCCGGGTCGGTCAGGCCGGGGTTGACCTCGCCGTCGAGCAGCTTGGCCAGGGCCTTTTCGTCGAAGCCCAACAGGCTCAGGTCGTAATCGGCGCCCCGCAGGTCCTTCAGCTCGATCGGCAGCAGGTCGAAGTCCCACTCGGCCAGGCTGGCGGTCTGGTTGTCGGCGATCCGGTAGGCCTTGGTCTGCTCGGGCGACAGGTCGGTGGCCACGTGGACGGGCACCTTGGCCAGGCCCAGCTTTTTGGCCGCCTTCCAGCGGGTGTGGCCGACGATGATCACGCCGTCGCCATCAACCACGATGGGCTGGCGGAAGCCGAACTCCCTCAAGCTGGCCGCGACGGCGTCTACGGCCTGATCGTTGACGCGCGGGTTGCCTTCGTACGGGCGGACGGCGTCGATGGGGCGAAGCTCCACGTCGAACGTCTTGGTGGTCATGGGTGCACCTCCGTGTGCGCTTTGGACCAGGCGACGACCTCATGGCAGAGGCCGATGAACTCCTGGCTGGTGAGAGATCCCTTGGCCCGATTCACATCCTTGTGCAGCACCTGGGTGTTCTCGATCACGTGTTCGCCGCCGAGGCGGACGGGCACGACGTGGTCAAGGGCGGCCGTCTCCGGCGTCAGCTCGCGGCCCGTCAGGGCGCAGCGGTACTGCTGGTGCTCCAGCAGGCACAGCACGTTCTCGGTGGAGACAGGGCCATGCGGAGCGGCGGCACCTACCAGCTGCGCTTGCGTTTGGGGACGTACCGGCTGCCGGCCGACACGCGCCGCGTGGCCCACAGGTGCCAGTCGCTTCGCCTCGCGTGATTCGCTCTTGTGGCGGCGATCCCTACCGCCAGGCGGGCGAATACCCGCCATGTCGGCCTGGGAGTGGCTCGGGCGTTTCCTTTCGCGGGCGGGCGGCTGAGACGGATACGCCAGCCCTGGACCATGCAGTGCGCGGCCCGGGACCACGGGTCGCGAAGCATCAGGCCGTTGTGGTGGTCGGTTCGCAGCCGGCTGACGAGTTCCGACGCCCGCGCCTTCCATGCATCTGCCATCGCTCTCGGTTGTGTTGTGTCCATGCATTCTGATCTCCTGGAAAAAACCGGACAGCCGAAACCAACTCTGCTATTGGGCGCGGCTGTTCCCGCGGCCGTCTCCTGCCCCGTCCGGCGGGAAGTACCTAATCTCAGGTTTCACCTTTCACCCCCCTCGCGCATACACACGCATATTCGCGCGGGCGGGCGTCGCGCGAGGGGGTGGGGGTGAATGGGTGAAATAAGAAGAGAGAGTTGTTGTTTTCCTTTATATATTGGGCCTTTCCGCCGATCTCACGTTTCACCCTGTGGGGGTGAAACGTGGGTGAAATGAGAGAAACCTGACCGGCCGTTCGTGCCATTTCTGTCGTCCGGAGGCTGTTCACGTTTCACCCCCGTCGCTGGTTTCACTGTCACGTTTCACCCCGCGCGCCAGGCGATACGACCGAGGCGGCGAACCCGCTCTGGGCACGGTGACGATCTCGATGTCGCCTTGCTGGGCCAGGGTCTCGATGAGCACGCTGAAGGTCTTGGCGTCCGTTTTCATGCGCTTGAGCAGGACGCTGTGGGGAAGCTCGTTGCCCGATGCGCCGCGCAGCTTCTCCAGCAGCTTGAGACACTCGGCATGGAACGGGTTATCCGCGACGTGCGAGGCGGCCATGAACAGCATGCGCCGGGTCTGGTGCATGACGAACCGCGAGGCCCACTGCACGGCGGCCAGGCCGATGCGCGGGGCCTCGTGGTTCTCGCTGACCGCGTGCAGCAGCGCCAGTTTGCGGACCTGCTCGCTGACGCGGCCCCAGACGGTCGTGCCCACCGCATCGCAGGCCTGCTCGGCCTTGGCGTACTCGGCCTCTGCTTCCAGACGCGTCTCGACCAACAGCCGCTTGGCTTTGTCGCTGTGTTCGACAATGGCCGGGACCGGGTGCCAGTTCTCCAGATTGCCCGTACCGGCCCGGTAGTCCGCCCACCACTGCGCGATTGCGAGCACGCGAGCGGGCAGGTCGCGGATGCTCGGCTCCTGCCCCGGCGCTCGCGGCCCGGCTTCGAGGATGATCATGCGAGCGAAGAAGCCGTTGGTCAGCATCCGCTCGCTGAGGGCCTGGTAGTAGTGGTTCGGGATGGCGGTGCCGTAGATGACCAGGCACGGCTGGTCGATGACGCCGGGCGACTCCTTGCCCGCCTTGCGCCGCATGGGATAGACACTGTTGGCCGACGAGTACATCGTCAGCATTGTGCCCATGATCGCTTCGTGCCGGGCGTCCTTGGCCTTGTTGATCGACTGGAGCATGCCGTCGATCTCGTCAGTCTGGAACAGCATTGTCGGCGTCTGGAACAGCGCGTCCTGGATGCCCTCCCCGCTGGCGAAGTGCAGGCCGAGGCTCTCGCCCAGGCCGACCGCGTGGATGATCCGTGAGTTGACCTTGCGGGACTGGTCCTTGCCCGCCCCGGAATGCGCCAGCCCCAGCAGGTACAGGTTCGTGCGGTTGTCGCCGGCGTCGCGCACCTTGCGCCCGGCCAGAAACGCCTGCAGCGCCAGCGCGCCGCCGAACGCCATCATCTGGTTCGGGTACGGCGCGACGGTGAGGGTGTGGTCCATGACCTCGCCGATGAAGCCCGGCGCACGCAGCATCTCGGCAGGGAGCGGCCCGGGGTCGGCCATCTCTGGCGCTGGTGCGGCTTCTCCGTCGGACATTGCCATTGTCTCGCCGAGAGGGGCATTGTCCGACGGACAATCGCCGGGTGCGGCGGACATTCGCACAATGGCCGAGATGTCCGGGCCGTCGGCGCTGTCCGCCAGAGAATCGGCCCCGAAGCCGCGTTCTCGCAGAGAGCGTGCGGCCTGTTCGAAATCCCCGCCGCAGGCCAACAGGGCGTAGACGGCGAAGGGCGAGTACGCCCGGTTCGGCTCGAAGGGCGCGGCGTTGGAGCTGAAGACGTAGAAGACGCCGTCCTTGAGCGTAGCCGACCATCCGGAGGCCTTGCCCGGCCGGCGCCAGTACTCGTTCTGGCCCGCCCGGGCCAGCGCCCAGCCGGCATTCTCCAGGACGGCTCGCACATCTCCGCGGGTATTGAAGTCATCGCCAGGACGGTCGGTATTCTCTGGTCGACAACCCGCCTGTCCGACAGACAGCGACCCTGTCTGCCCCACAGCGGCATTGTTCGACGGACAACTGCCGGTGTGCGGATTGTCTGCCGCACATCCGCATTGTGCGGCCGATGATGGCGCTCTCTGGCCGAGAGCGGCGCTGTGCGACCGACAATCGCCATTGTGGGCGTTGTCCGCGGACAAGCCGCCCTTGTGGGCCGACAATGCCGTCCGCTGGCCGACCTTCGCCGACAACGGCGGACAGTTTGCCGCAGGGCCGCGGGCGTGGGCGTCGCCCCCAGGGCCTTCCTGCCCGCCGGCTGGCCCACCAGGCGACCGCTCGGCCCCTTTGGCCACACGGGCCAACGTGGGGCCAACGGGGGCGTCCCCGGTGGGCCCGTCCACCACCGGCGGGACGTACTCGTTGAGCTCCCAGGCGGCCCGAAGCAGCATGTCCCGCTCGGCGGCGGTCAGGACGGGCGGGTCGCACAAGTCGCCCTGGATCAGCTCGTAGCCGGCGGTGGGCGCGCACAGGAACAGGCCGCCCTCGCCTCGGGTCTCGATGAGCGTGACGATCCGCCCGCCGGCCTCGCGCTGGGCCAGCTTGAGGTTGCCGCAACCTGAAGCCTCGTGGCGGTAGGCGGCGTGGCGGCCGTCGGATTGGGTCTTGGACAGGACCAGCCGCTCCAGCAGGCCCGGCGCGGCCGCGCGGACCTTCTCGCACCAGGCCTCGAACAGCTCCCCGCCGCCATCGAAGTCGATCAGCTCGACGTTGCTCGAGACGGCGCCGGCGATGATGCACAAGGCGTCGGGCCCGTTGGCGAACCACGCCTCGACCTCCGCCTGCGTCGGCAGCCGCGACTGAAAGCCCTTCCAGGCGATGGTCGGGCGCTTCTGGTCCCGCCGGGCAGGCAGGACGCACAGGCCGGCGTCGAGATATTGCCGGGCCGCGTCCTTCATCAGAACGGTACCTCGCAGTCATCCGGCGGCCAATCCGAAGGCACTCCTTCGAGGTCGCTCTCGTCGCTGCTGTCCAGCCGCGTCGGGATCGGTCCCAACTGGTAGTCCGTGATCCGGTCGAACTTCTCGCCGGCAACGCTGCGGATGGTGATGGCCTTCGTCTCGGCGATCCCGCCGGCCTGGCAGATCTCGACGGCCTCTTCGGCCGTCTCGGGGACAGGTTCATTCGACCGCGCGCGCCACCACACCTCGGCCTTGGCCCGGGCGTAGCCGGTGTGCTCGAAGCACACCCACTCGCTGCGGTAGTCGCTGAAGCCGACGCGGTAGTCGACGCGCATGCTGCGCGGGTGATCTTCGGGGGCACCGCGCTTGACGTGGACGGTGTAGTAGACGTCGGTGACCTCGTACTCCGTCTCGGTGACTTCGCCGGAGAGGATGCTGTCGGTGGAGGCCTGGCGGTCGTGGCGCTGCCGCTCCGGCGGCGGGAACTCGTAGCCGCACTCCGGGCACGTGGCGTAGGCGGCGTGGATCACCGCTTGGCACTGCGGACACTCCTTGGCCGGGGCCTCGCCTCCGGCGCCACTGCGGTCTTTGACCTGAAGATCATCCACCGGCCCGTGGCGCAGGATGTTGCCGCCGAAGTCCAGGACCAGGCAGTCGGCCTTGCCGGGGTGGAGCCGGAAGCCCCGACCGACCATCTGGTAGTACAGCCCCGGCGAGTTGGTCGGGCGCAGCAGGGCTACGCAGTCGATGTTCGGCGCGTCGAAGCCGGTGGTCAGGACGTTGACGTTGACCAGATACTTCAAGCCGCCGTCGCGGAAGCGTTTCAGTGTCTGGGCCCGGTCAAAGGCCAGCGTCTCGCCGCAGACGAAGCCGCACTTCTGGCCGAGCTCGGCGAGCACGCGCTGAACGTGCTGGGCATGCTGAATGCCGGCGGCGAAGATCAGTACTGAGTGGCGGTTGGCGGTGTGCTCGACGATCTCCCGGCAGGCGTCCCGAACGAGCGAGTCATCGTCCATCAGGGCCTCGACCTCGCCGGCGATGAACTCCCCGCCCCGGATGTGCAGGCCTGAGGTGTCCACCTTGCGGCGGCCGGCCTTGGTCTTGAGCGGGCACAGGTAGCCCTGGACGATCAGCTCGCGGACGCTGACCTCGTAGCAGACCTCGTTGAGCAGGTTGCCGGCCCCGCAGATCATCCCCGTGGTCATCCGGAACGGCGTGGCGGTCAGGCCGATCAGGCGGACGTTGGGATTGACCACCCGCGCTTCGGCCAGGAAGGTTCGATACATCCCGTCCCCGTCGGGCGGGATCATGTGCGCCTCGTCAATCAGGACCAGGTCGAAGCGGTCCAGCTCCGCCGCCCGGCGGTAGACGCTCTGGACGCCGGCGACGATGATCAGGTGCTCGGTGTCGCGGCTCTTGAGGCCCGCCGAGTACACGCCGATCTGCCGCCACAGATCCGGGGCCATGGCGTGGAGTTTCTCGACGGCCTGTTCCAGCAGCTCCTTGACGTGGGCCAGGATCAGGACGCGCCCGTTCCACTGGCCGACCGCGTCGCGGCAGATCGTGGCCATCACGGGCGTCTTGCCCCCGGCGGTCGGGATCACCACGCAGGGGTTGTCGTCGCGGGTGCGAAGGTGCTCGTAGACGGCCCCGACCGCCTCCGTCTGGTACGGGCGCAGCGTGATGGTCGGTGCCGGTGGTGGTGACAGCAGCGATTCGGTCATGCCGCCACCTCCACGCCGTCGGGCAGGATGCAGCGGTGGTCCATGATCGGGATGGTGTAGAGCGTGTCGCTGCGTCGGCCGAGATAGCCCAGGATGAAGGCGTTGACCCACTCGACGGGCCGGCCGGTCCCGTAGAGCGGGATGGGCTTGCACAGGCAGCCGGCGCTACGGGCCTGGATCACCCGGCCCGGCGACCAGATGTTCTGGATGATGCTCGCGTCCGCCCGGTGCGTGTGGCCGTGAACGACGGACTTGCCCTGGCTGATTTGCAGATGGTTCTTCGTCGCGTGCCTGGCGTACGACCAGCCGTGCACGGCGATGATCCGCGAGTTGACACGATAGTGCGGGTACGTGCCGCCGACCGAACCGTAGGGCACGTAGGTGAAACGGGCGCGGCCCTTGGTGAGCCGCGTGCGCGGGGCGAGCATGGAGTACGCACCGCGCCCTTCGGCCGTGGCCGCCGCCCACCGGTCGAGCCGGTACTCATGGTTGCCCTCGACCATCACCAGACGGCCGCAGGCGGCCTGGAGGCGGTCCAGCAGTCCGTTCGCCTGACAGAGGTCGTCCTCGTAGTCCGTCTCCGGCATGCCGTGCGTGAGAGGGTGGGAGGAGAACTGCCCGCAGTCGAGGAGGTCGCCCAGGCAGATGATGATGTCCGGCCGGATCCGCTCGGCCGCGCGGCAGAAGACCTCCACGGCCCGCGGATTCTGGCGCGGGATGTGGGCATCGCCGAAGGCGAGCATGGTCTTGCTGGCGCCCCGGGCCATCTACTCCTCCCCGGCGACCATGGCCGCCGTGCAGGCGTAGCCGGCGATGTCCACCAGGTTGTCGCGCTTGTGGCGGTGGGCCTGGCGGGCCAGCTTCACGGCGATCATGCACAGCGGCACGTCCATCGCCGTGACGTGCTGGCCCTCGCGGAGCCGGTCTGCGAGCACGGCCGTCCACAGCAGCGCCGTGCGGGCGAAGTCCTGCGACGGGTGGCCGTAGTCGTGCTGGCGGTCCTGGGCGGTCAGCCGCTTGGCCTCATCCAGAAGGGACTCGGGCGCTTCGGCCGCCTCCTCCCGAACGACGGTCAGCCGGTGCAGGTTGACCGCCGGCAGGGGCGGGTTCGGGCCCACCGGCTCCAAGGTCGCGCCGTCGAAGACCGGCATGCCCAGCTCCCAGGCGATCAGGTACTCAAGCTTCGCGCCGCGGGACTCCTCCCAGCCCGGCAGCAAGGCTACGGCCTCGCACATGGCCAGCAGCTTGATGTCGGCGCGGAGATAGGTCTCGCGGGGCAGGTCGGTGCGGCCGTCGAAGTTCTCGGCCGGGTTGACCGCCTCCCAACCGGCCTGGCGCAGCCTCTCGGCGGCGGCGTGGAAGGCCGGGAAGTTGTGCTCGGGCAGGCCGGTCATTGGGCCGGCGATGTAGATGCGCCGGGGTCGGTCCATCCTCAGTTGTCCTCCGGATTCAGCGGCCCCCCACACAGTGGGCAGCGGTTCAGTGGAAACTCATCGAGCCGGATGTCGAGGCGGCCGGGCTTGGCTGGTTCCCGCCGGCGGGTGACCAGCAGGTCGATCTGGCCGTCGTCGGCGTACACGCCGGCGTGCTCCAGCGCATCGAGGGTCGGCTTGGCGATGTTGTCCAAGTCGCGCCGGCGCCGGTCGGGCGGGAAGGCGTCCATGCACAGGGCGATCCGGCCGCCGGCGGGCGGCTTGCGGGCGCCGCCCCCGGCCAGGAGGGCGCAGACGTCCCGGCGGAACGCCCGGCCCTCCCGGCTGATCAGCGTCCGCGGCCCCACCCGGCGCCAGTAGTGATTGATGCTCGGAGGGTATGGCAGCGTCAGCTCCATCGGCTCCTGCCTCAGCGCTTCCAGGGCGGGGTGGTGTCGGTGGCCGGGGCCTGCTGGCCCTGGCCGGCGGCGCCATCCTTCTTCGCGTAGCCCCGGACCTCGTTGCTCAGTTCCCCGGTGTCCTCGCGCTTCTTGCACTTGACAGTGATCACCAGGGGCAGGTTGTGCAGTTCGACCGAGTCCCGGGGTTGCATTACGCCCACGGCCCGGCAAATCGCCGACAGGTTGCCGCGGGCGATCTTCACCGTCTGGGCGTTGGGGTGGGTCAGGCACAGCCGGTCCCAGACCTTCCGGCCCTTGCAGGGGCCCTCCAAGACGGTGAACTCCAACTGCAGGTAGCTGCCGTCGCCGGCCTTGGTGGGCTTCATCTCGCTGGCGGTGATGGCCGCCAGGTACTTGCCCGCCGGCAGCGGGTCGAGGGTCGTGGTCGGCTCGACGTCGTTGGCATTGAATCCGTTCAGGTTCGCCATGGGGTCAGTTCTCCTTGGTGCGGGTGGTGCTCTCGGTGAGGGCCTGCATCAGTGCCGGCCACGACAGCTCCAGCTCGGCAGGCAGGGAGTAGCGGTTCTTGGCGAGGATGACGTTCGACCCCTCGGTCTTGAGGATGCGCCTCTCGCCGTCGCGGGCCGCGTACAGCACGGCGTCCGCCCATTCGATGAACGGCGGCGCGATCCAGTGGGGAAGGTCGGGCGCGGCCAGGCGCAGGTCGAATCCCTCCGGGGTGGTCATCTTGGTGTTGGCCGCGTGGGCCAGCAGGATGATCGCCACGCCCCGGCCGGCGATGGCGTTGAGCATGGGCAGCAGGTCGCGGTAGACGATGTTCTGGACGATCTCCCGCGCCTTGAAGTACCCACCGTGGGCGGTGCCCAGGGTGTTGGTGATGTCGCTGGGCGACTTGTCGTCGAGGTCCAGCACCACGTGCTCGACGATCCGCTGGACCATCCAGTCGATAGTGTCCACGGCCACGGCGGCGACGCCCTCGGGCGGCGTGTCCGCCAGCTCGGCCAGCCACTTGCGCATCTGCGGCCAGGCCTGCAGGTACGGCGTGCGGGTCAGGTTCGGCACCGCCCCGGCGCCGTTCTCGCAGTCCAGCAGGATCGCCCCGGCCGAGGCGGCGAAGCTCGTCTTGCCCACCCCCGGCTGGCCGTAGACGATCATCTTGGGCGGCGCCGGGGTGGTCTGTCTGATCAGTGTGTCCATGAGTGCCATCTGCGGTTCCTTGTTGCTGGTGGTTCTTGTCATGTCGTTCGGCCGGGCCGGGGTCCCAGGCCGCGCTCCCTCGCGGCCCGGAGGCCCCGGTCGCCGGTCACCTCACGATGCGCCCGGGCGGGCGGCCGTCGCGTTTGATGGACCCGCCGCAAGCCGCCCGGGCGCGGAATGCTCACGCCACGTCGAGCACGCGGATCTCCTCGTAGCCGGTCGGCCAGCGGTCCTCCCGGCGGCAGACGGCCAGCCGGCGGATGGCCGCCTCGTTCTCCCGCCGGGCGATGGTCAGGGTGTCGTCGCTGAGGCGCCAGACCCCGCAGCGGAAGGGCTCCTTCTTCTCCACGGCGACGAGGTAGACGGGCACGTACACACCGCCCAGCGCCTCAGCAAACACGGCCCGGTAGAAGGCCATCTGCCGGTGGTAGCCGTAGCGGCGGGCGTCGGCCTCGAACCAGGTCAGGTCGTCGCAGGTCTTGAAGTCCACGATCCCCCGGTGCGGATGGACCCAGTCGAGCCGCACCTGGCAAGGCACGCGGCAATAGTCGGCCCGCACCACGCCCTCGGCCCGGCCGTAGAGCAGCAGGTCCACCGCCGCGTCGTTCATGGCCACGCCCGAGGCCATCTGCTCGATGAGCTCGATCTGCTCGTGGGAGAGGACCGGCTTGCCCTGCTGGGCCGCCCACGCGGCGAAGGCCTTTGTGGCCGACCCGAACGGCTTGCCGGTCTTGGGATTGATCGGTCCGCCGAGGGCGAAGGCCGCCTCGTAGGCGTCGCGGCCCTCGAGGATGCGGACGTGCGCCGCTCGGCCCACGAGGTAGGCGGGCGAGTCCTTCTCTTCGATCATGCCCAGGGCCTTCTTGCGGTGAAGCCAGGGGCACTTGATGAAGTCCAGCAACTGGTGGCTGGAGAGGAACTCGCCCGCCTTGGCGTGGTACTCCTCGGCCGATTCGGCGGCCAGAATGCCAAGGTCGATGGCCAGGTCGTCCGTGCTGCAGTTTTGTTCGTCCATGGTCTCGATGTCCTCTGCCGGGCTCCCCGGAGACCGCGGCGTCCGTGCCGCGGCCCCCGGTAGCTTGCCGCCCTCTATGGGTTACCTATGCCGCCGGCGACGGCGCGGTCCGCTCCCTCGGAGCCGAGGCCGGCTTTTTCGAAGGCGTGGCGGATGCGCGCCATGGCATTGCGGATCTGCCGGCGGGAGGTGCCGCGGGCCCGGGCGGCGCTGGTCATGCCATGCTCGGCGACGTGGGCCAGCAGGTCCCGCTCGTCCTGACTGAGCGCGGCCAGGACGTGCTGGACGTCTTCGCGCAGCTCGAACTGCTCGATGTCAGACCGGAACTCGGTCTGAAGCCGGCGATGGGCCTCCTCTTCGAGGATGGTCTCGCCCAAGGGGCGGACGTCACCGTTGCACTCGACGTGCGTGCGCTCCAGGGACGCCGCCTTGTGGGCGTCGCGGCGCTTCTCGCGATCCTGGCGCCGCAGGTAGATCGCCACCCAGGTGTTAATCGCGTTGGTGACGAAGGCCTCGACGTTGCCGCGCTCGGGGTCGAACAGGTGGGCCTTCTCCAGCAGGTACTGCCTCATCTCCTGTTGCAGGTCCTCCAGATCCGACCGCGACACGTCCGTGCGGCGGCACAACTGCTTGGCCTTGATGCGGATGAAGGTGACAGTGAAAGGATCAGAAACGACTGACTGCGGGTTGATGCTTCGGTTGGTGTCCACTTGGGATCTCCCGTGGCCGGGAGGCGTGGCGTGGGTGCCAACCGAAGCTGCGACCACATGCGGAGGAGGCGTTGCAGGATTGCCGCTTCTGCGGCACCCACAACGCCTCCACTTCGTGGCCGGTTAGTTGTCAGGTACTCGATTCGTCTGATTCACATCACATGCGGGGAGCCGACCCCCGGATGCTCAGGCCGTCACCTCCTCGACGGTCATTCTGAAAGGCAAGCCATGCTTGACCTCGATGCACTGCACGATGCCGTCGCCCATGGCCTCGAGTTGGGCGAACAGATCACGCACCGACGCCTTCAGGATGAAGTCTTCCTTGGCCGCCTCCGGGCGAGGACCGTTCTCGCCGCCGAACTTGATCTCGCGCACGATGCGCGGGGGCGGGTCGAAGGCCGGAGTACCGCCCTGGACGACCAAGCCCTCGATGCGCCCGAAGTTGATCCCCTGCAACATCTCCACGAGCCGTCGTCGTGCCGGGGACAAAGCACGTTTGCTGGGCTCGCCTGCGAATCCGACTGCTGTCTGAACCATGGCGCATCTCCTCGAACCGGATGTCGTTTCGGCGGGACCATTGCCCGCCTCCACCGCCGAGGATCCGCGCGTTTGAGGACGGACAAATTCGAGGGGGTTTGCCCGAGGGCAGACATTGCCTGCGCACGTGCAAGGCAAGGCCTGCTCAGGAAATGCGCGCCCAAAAAAAGCCGCCAATTAGCGACTTTTGCTTGCGGCCGGCAGCCGCGACTGATTTGTCCGAGGTCGCTACCTCGCCTCTCGTGCCTGGCGTTGCTGAATCAGCCTCCGGCAGTTGTCCAGAAACGTCGGGGTGATGCCCTTGTCCCCGCAGTATTCCGCCCTCGTCCTCCCTCCCTTGCCCCGGGCCTGTTCCCATCCCTCCCACAGCTTGCTGCGGCGAGCGACCTCTTTCGCCGGGAGCTTCTTCCGCCCCGAACGGCCTTTCTTGGCCTTGCGCGGATGCTGAATCAACTGCTCGATGTCACACAACCTTGCCAGGCGACCTTTGCCATCGAGGCCAATCGCATCGGAGAGGGCGACGAACCAGGAACGGCGTTTCTCCAGGACGGTCTCCGACTGCCGGTTCAGTTGATTGGCTGTCGGAGCCAAGACGATGAACGCACCATCATCGAAGGCCGCGATGCGGTCCACGGCCCGGTACAGCTCCGGCGGGCTGCTGGCCAGCGCCAGGTACACCGCCACGTGATGCCCAGTTGGCCGAATGTGCGTCCCTATGCGGTGCCCAGTGACGGTGCCGTCCACTGGCGCGGTCGTTCCCTGTAACTGAAACGCAGAACGGATCGCCTTGATCAGAGACCCGACGTTCAATTCATGGACAACGATGTCGGCCTTCGACAGCGTCTCCTCCTCACAGCAATCGGGACACACGCCGGCGTACCGGTCGGGGGCGTCTTGGATGACATCGTGCCGGATGCCGAACTGACCGCGGATAGGACACGGATACGATGCGGCGAGCTCCTGCCGAGGCCGGAGGAACTTCTGGAGGAGATGGTTCTCGGCGCCCGCCAGCGCGCGCCACTCCAGCGCCGTCGCCGCCGGTCCACCGACGCCCTCAAGTGCGGGCCATAGCCACTTCAACCTCTTCATCGTCGTAGCGCTCCTCCGCGCCCGGTGCGAACCCGCGGAGCTCCAGCCACCTGTCCAACACGCCGCTATCCCCCTCCTTCTTGAACATGGCTCGATTCGGGGGCCGCAGGGTGGCCTTCCGCGTTGTCTTGATGTGCGTGAACTTCACCTCGAACTTCGCCTGGATGAGCCGGTCTTTCGCGCCGATCGTCCTGCCACGATCGGCGAAGGCCGCGAAGATGTCGTCGGCCTTGCGGATCTCGATCTCGCCATAAGCCCCGCCCCAGTAATAGTGCAACTCGACCAGCCTGATCCAGTCGATGCCTTCCACATCGCTGCACACGAGGCAGGCATCGCCGTCCTCCTTGATCGGGTCCAGCGTGTACTTCGCCGTGTCCGGAAAGAAGCCCTCATCGCCAAACAGATGCAGACCGATCGCCGACCGGTAGAGCTCCCGCTCACCCTTGGAGGCAGCATGCACGCGGATCTCGCCCATTCGGCAATCGTAGACGACGATGTCGTACTTCTCCGGACGGAAGAAGTGAACCGTGGACTTGTCACCTTCCCGCGCAGGGCTGCGCGTGAAGGGCTCGCCGTGCCCGATGGTGAACCAGATCTCTTCGCCCCGGGGGTAGGGCGTCACCTTTGAACCACGACCTCGACGGTGCTTGGCGAACCACTTATCCAGGTCTCTCTGCAGCGCACTCAGCGCCGCGGCAGGGATTCGGCGGAACTTCCGCGTGGGCATCGATTCAGCTTGGTAATACTCGAACGACTTCAGCCGCTCGATCCGCTGGCGAGCATGCCTGCGCTCCAAGAGCTCGGACTCCTGCAACCAGACCTGGATCGCTACATCCGCCGGCGTCGGGTCCGGGTTCCCATTGATGGTCAGACCGGCTTCCTCCGCTTCGCGGAGCAGCTCGTCCATGGTCTCCGGGGTGGCCATATCATCGATAATGAAGAGTCCCTCGGCCAACTCCCGCGGCGTGTCGAAATCGGGCTCCATGAGCACGTCGCAGAGCCCGTCGTAATCGAAGCTGTCAGGTGTCGCCTGTGCGGGCACCTGGAACCCACGTCCTGCGAGGAACCTATCGAAGGGTCGAAGGAATGCCAAGAGGTGCTCAAGGCCGATAGACTTGATGATGTCGGGCCTCGAGAACCGTCGCAAGTTGAACGTCGCCATCGCAGTATCTCCTTCCGTGGACCGGCGACAGACGGTCCATCACGCAACTTGAACATATCCCAAACACCGCGAGTATACTGCACGGCGGCGGCGCGACGCAAGGGGCACTTAGCAGAAACGAGCTGCGGTTCTCAAGCACTGCACTAACAAGTCTTTATGTGCCGCCGGCATCCTCGCCGAAGCTGATTCCGTGCTCTCGGTAGGCCGCGTCGTAGAGCGTCAAGAAGCTCTCAACCGCGCGGATCATGCCCTGTAGGGCCAACGCGCCCTTGTCCAGCAACTCCTCCATGCGGAACTGCGGCTCGTCGTACTGCACCATGTAGCAGACCCGGCCGTCCTGGGTCTCGCGCTTCATCATCCACGGCACATTTGGAGCCGGGTCGCCCACATCTTGCCAGATCTGCCTCCGTTGCTGCCGGACTTCGCCGGCTATTATCGGCAGTCCTCTGTGCACCCAGTGGTTCCGGTACTCAGACACTACCGTCCAAGCCGCATCGTTCAGTAGCTCGTCGAGAATTCCACACGATTGAGGTGGCGACGGCTTCCTGTCCTTCCAGGCACCGCTCGCACCGGCGGCCGTCTTGTAGCCTCGCCCCAGTGGTGCCCGCACCTTCTCCTCGAGATGCCACATCGCTGAAGCCAAGTGGTTGGAGGCGGCAGACAGCGCGATGGCCGCGTAGTCAAAGTGAAAGCGCGAATAGTGGACTGCCCATTGTCGGTTCGGCTTCTCGCGGTGAACGGCCACCCATAGCCAGTCGTGCTTCGCCCACCACAGTGCCTTCGCCGCAGTCTGCAAAGTGTCCGCGAGGTCATGGAGACATACGGCCGCCAGATGCAGGTGCTCGGCCTCCTCCGGCAAGAGCGGGCCGTGGACCGTCCGGTGCACCAGTCGTTTCCACAGGGGGAGCACGGCCGGAAGCCACGCGTCTATCTCATCAACAACCGATTTCGGAAGGCTTGGTTCCCGGGGCTTCACAAGCATCTCTTCTAACATGCCGGACGCGCGACGCGGCACAGAGTCAGCTACACGGGCCAGGGACCACATCTCGTTCGTTCGTCACCCTGTTTCGGTCTCGGCCAAGCCGTTCGCCGACAGGAACGCGTCGACCGTGTTGAAAGCATTGAGAAACAGCGGCGTGCCCGCGAACGATAGCGGGCTGATTGGGCCAGTGGTCATGAACGAGTACTGCCGACTGCTGACGTCAAAGGAGGAGTGCGGATCGCGAAACAGTCCATACAAACGTAGGGCTGCATCGTCTCCGCCAACGTGCTGACGGAGGGCCTGGAACTCCTGCCCCATCGAGAGGCCGAAACCGAAGAACTGGATACGGAGCTGCTGAAGGATCTCGGTGTGAAGTGAGCTGAGTGTTTGACTGATGAAGAGCCACCCGAGGCCATACTTTCTCGTCGTCCGAACGGCGTCGATAAGCACGCTGCGAACGCCTGCGGCAGCGTCTCCGTTCTCCGGGAGATGCCGTGGTGCAAGGCGATGCGCTTCATCTATGAGCACCAGGGTGTTCAGTCCCTTCTCTTCACCTTCCTGAAACCGCCTTTCGGCTGTCAGAGTGATGCCATCTAGCAAACGCTTGATCACAAGCGACTGGATCATGTCGTTCCACAGGAGCCCTTCGGCCTGCTCACGTGACAGGTCTATGACCAGCACTGGCCGCACGTCATTCGCGGAATCCACATCCAGCAGCCATTCCAGTGCACGCTCTACCGTCCGTGCACCACTACGCGATCTGTCGAAGAGAGCGGTGACAGGCTGCCAGAAGCGAGCATAGAATTCGTCGGGATCCGCGTCGGACCTGGCTGACTCGAAGCGGCTACGACTCAATGGTGTGCGGTAGAACACCTGCTGCACCTTCGGGTCGGCAAGGATAGACCAGGCAGCATCGAACGCGGTTCGACTGTTCAAGGCATCCAGCCTGACTTTCTTCTTTCGCAGCTCGTCCGCCAGCTTAGCACATGCGTCGCGCCTATTGTCTCCCTTCGGCATGGTGAGTTGCTGGAAGAAATCACTCTCGAAGAGGATCTCCTGGAACAGTTCCCATCGGTCCAGCACAAGGTTGCGTACCGACAAGGTGACGACCTGCTTGCCGTACTGCTTGGCAATTGACGCAAGCGGCATTCTCATCTGCCCGCTGCCGCGACCCCGGAAGTCCTTTGCGTACTCGCCTTGTGGATCAAGGATCAGAAGCCCCATTTGCTTGTAGCGCATATATGCACATAAGGCCATCTTAGCAAGTACGCTTTTTCCGCTGCCCGTCTTGCCAAAGATGCCAAGGTGATATGCCTCTCCTGCGCCATCGGGGCCGCTTCCGAACTGCTTGAACCACAAGGGCAACTTCGGAGTGGAGCCGTAAACATGACCCAGATAGAAGATCTGGTCTCTGTACCGATGGAGCAGCGTCTCCAGGATCTCATCGTTGACGAGGTGAATAGCAGTGCCCGTCGAGGGAACCGTTCCCATTATGCTCGGCTCGTAACTCGATCCATCCCTTTGTCCTGACGTGGATGACACGATCTCCGCCTGTTTGAAGACGGCACTGATCGTCATCTTGCCGAGATGAGTGTCCTGGCGTTCGCTGACGGCGTCGACACGCCCCCGTTGGCGAATCAGGGACCGCATCGTCGGATCCTCGTGCCAGACATTGCGCAGTTCGATTTCCGTGATTTGGCCAAGTGCGTAGTGCGGAACCCCGTCCTGCTGGAAGGCGAACATCGCCAGCTCGCCCACAAGTTTTCGGCCAACGGCGGTCCCGACAACGTCGACAGCAAGCTCGGAGGTCCGCGATGGCGAGCCCAGCACGCCGAGGCGTTCCGTATCCGATACCACCTTGTCCAGGTTCCGCGTGCCCGCCTCTGTCGAGTCGCTATTGGCCATGGTATGCTCCTTCATCGGCCGCCTTCGCTACGGTATCCGTGCATTGCGAAGAACACTTCCCCAATGTCGCCCTCGTAGTCGGCGCTGATCCTCTGGGTTGCCACCTGCCGGAAGGCGGGAATGGCAGCGGCCAAGGACTTGGCCATCCGGTCGGCCATGTACAGGGGGTACGGCTCTAGCATGGACGAGACGACTGACTGTTCCTTCAGCCCTCTCAGCACAGTTGCGAGCCTGTGGACATTGTCCGCAACAGCTGCTGGCAGTTCCACCCGAAGTGCGGGGAGGAATCCATGGGGACGATAGTACACAACCTTCATCTCTCTCAGGGCTCCGACGATGTCCACGGCAACTGCCTTGGCAGCGTCAGTGGCAGCGCCACTGGGCATTGGCGTGCGCAGATGAAAGTCGCTGTCAGCCAGTGCTTGTGGCCGAACATACTCGCCGGGCCGCAAGAGAAGCGTGAGGAGCGACCGGTCATCGTGATGCGATGGCCACCCAGCGGTCTCACCGATCTCTCGTCGCGTCGAGTACTTGGGAAGGCCAACGAACGCCTTGTCAGACCTCTCGCACTTCAAGATTGCTCGGTAGTGCCGCACGAACTCAAGGGCATTCTGCTGGAACTCGGCAACACAGGCGACCTGGCCTAGTCCAAGTTCGCGATTGATCTCCTGCGCCTTGGCAAACGCCTGGTTGAAGTAGATCACGGGCAGCGTGAGCGTCATGTCGAGCAGAACTAGGTCATGCGGTGCAGACGCGGCAAGCTCTAGCTCACGACCGAGCATTACGGCCCGCAAGACGGTCCCCGTACCATCGTGGTGGACTTCAGCTCGAACGAAGGTCCGGTGGTGCGGTGCTTCCCAATGCCGGGTCTCGCTTGGGGGTGTCAGCCCCTCAACCGCAACGGCCGCCGCGGCAGCGAGGTCCGCCGCCAGCAGGCGCTCAATTGCGTATGACCCGTCAGCCGCACATGTCGTCGGAATCTGCGGGCTGGGCAGCTCAGACTCGTGTGCGATGAGCCTCGCGTCCTCAAGCTTCTGACGGAGTGCGGCCTTATCGCGCTTCATGTGGGTGAAATCGTCCAGAAGGTGACTGCCGACCTGAGTGGCTTTGGCCAGCACCTCCTCAACCAGTCCTGCCGGCAGGTCAGAGAATGGGCGATTGGCGGCATTGGGTTCGTTGGGGCCTGCCATTACCTTGACCTCCGGCTCTTCGGAGGCCATAGCCGGTATGACCCCCGCTCAAACGAGACGTAGTCCGGGCACCGCTCCGCGCGTTTCAAGAACCATCGTGCCCTGAACGCCTCCCACAGATCGCGTACCGTCCAATTGAAGAACAGCGGACGCTGGACCTCGTTGCGAAGGAACGGCAATGCGTCGCGCCCCAAAGGTGCGGCGTAGACTTCTCGCTGAATCCCATGATTTGCCAGATTAGTGGAAAGTCCGATCCTGGGCAGGACCTTTCTGATGACCTCCCTCTTGTTTCGGTAACCATCCCCCCAGGGCTCCCTCTTGGCAGTCGGTTTGCACCAGCGCTCTGCATAGGCGCGGATGTCACTGTAGACTCCGTTCGAGAAATGGAAGTCACCCCATCCTCCCGTCGCGCCGAGCCGATGCCAATAGGCAACTCCGTCGATTCGAATCCGATTGTAGATCGAGGACCGCCCCAGAGCCGATGTTGTCGTCAGCATGGCGAGGTATGGCCGACGCACCTCGCCACTGATTACTGTTTCGCGTCCACTGTATCGCGTGCGGAAAGCCTGCCGTACAGGATCAGACAGGGCCAGCATCGCAACGAGCTTTCCGCACATCAGGCGATTGTACGGTGGTACCGCTCCAAGGGCAAACGCGTCGAGCACATGGTAGAGTCGCTGCTTTTTCGTCTCCGTGTCCCAGCCAACCCAGTCGTCGCGCGAACCCAAGGAGAACACTGGGTCTCCGAGGCCGAAGAGGCCGATCACCTTCCCGTTGCTCGCGTCCTCTACGATGAACCGGAGTCTCCGGCCGTACCCGGAGGACACCGGGATGCTCCAGTGAAGGCAAATATAGCGGAAGAGAAGCTCCTCCTCGCTTCCGCGTTCGACGGGAATCAGCTTGGGCAGGACCGCAGCAGGATT